TCTCTCGCTAGCATTTCACCTATCATCTCATTCAAATCAGCTGGGTTTGCGATTTCGTCAATAGATACAATGATCATCTTTAAGAAGTCCGTCGTATTGGTTTCTGCCAACTTGTTCTTCTTCTTCGATGACATTCTACTGGCCATCCTAGATTCATCCCTAGACGTCAACAACCTAACAACAACATTTTGCCCTGACATGGGGAGAGTTGTCTCGAAGTGCCCTTGCTGATTTGTCTTAAAATTCTCTGACTGTTCAAACTTCTCAAAATACTTATGATATTCTGATAGGTCAACTGTGATGTCACAGTCTGTATTGCACTCTGGGCAGGTTATCTTTACTTCATAATCAGGCCCATACCCTGTTACTCTTGCAGCGACCATAATTGCTGACTTATCACCGATAAGCAGATCTGCTACCTGAATGCTTTGATCGACCATAATGTTCTGAATGAACTTATCAATTGCCACTCCCTTTCTTAAAAGAGCGGGAGATGTTAAGATATCTTCATCCCTGGCTGTCATGAATCTAATCTCAACTGTCTCTTGACCGTGGAGAGGGTGATTCTGTGGATAAAACAGACCCCTAGACGGCAGTTCGACGAATTCGGTGTTTGCCGTTCTTCTTACTGCTTGTACTGGGGGTTGTGGACTTTGTAACTCCTCTGGAGCTGTTTGTTTTTTGGCAGGAGGCGCTTTGCGCGCCATCCTGTTCGAATTTCTACTCATTTAAACCTCACTTTACTAAAACTATTATAAACCAAAATAAATATTTTTTTTATTAAACTCCTGGTGCTAATCCAGTAAGTCCTGCCTGTGCGCCTTGGCCAGACTGTTGAACCTGACGAAGTGCGCCCTTATCTGAAACGCCCTTAGTATCAAGTCCTGCCCAATCAAATCTCATCGTAAGTTCAACGTTTACAAGATCGTCAGACTCATAATCAAGATCACCAAAGTTAACACTCTTAATCCAAGGATTATATAGAGACCAGGTCTCGATCGGAGATCCATTCTCATCAATCGTGTGAATATACACTCTACCACCCACTGCGCTTGTTGCCTGCTTCTTAGAGAAGGTAACAATATTGCTTGACTGACCTCTATCGAGAGGGTCGTTCAAGAAATTATGTGGTGCAACATATCCAGACAGTTCGATTAGATCCAACATGGTCTTTGATGCATCTGGATCAACTGGATCTACAAGAGTCATTGAAATCTCTTCCCACTCCAACCTTCCAGGGTAGTAAAACTTGTAATTAATAAAACTATGTTCAGACTCCGTCACCGAAAAATTGGGTTTACCCGTTGTCTTCACGATCCACTGCGGGATACCATTAAACGATAACAAAAATCTATATTTTCTTTTCGGTTCAATTGAAGCATCGGACCAAAATTTCTGACTTGCCATTATAAAAATCCTCCTAACACTATTAAATAGTGCCTATTATTTTTTAATCTTCAAATGATGCACCAGAGTTGGTAATCATGAAGTCGATCGCGATGAACTCAATTGCTCTAGCGGGCTTCAAGAAGATCTTTGCATACATTATGTTTCTATCAATCAAATCTGGTGTCGTCGTTGTTGAGTCAAGAACCACCTTGAACTCCGTGAGACCAAATCTAGACTTAACGCTGTCTAGGAACGGTTCTACTGATCCTCGGAATCTATCCCAGGTTGCTTGCACATTCTGATCGAACAATAGCGTTGCTGCTCTTCTCGATACTTCTTTCTTGACGTAAATCATCAAGCGACGTACATTAATTCTATCAAGTGCTGAAGGCGTTGTTTGAAGCGTCTTCTGTCCAAACACCACAATACCCTCTGCTGGGAATTGCGCAATTGGATTAATATTTGCTTCATACAGATCATCTCTTTCCTTGGAGGAAACTCTCTGAGATACTGCAAGAACTGGCACGCCGCCTGCGCCTTCTGATAATCCACCTCTAGTAAAACCAGCTGGAGCAAACCATAGTTCCGATTTTGCCTCGGTGCTACCGAATGTTCCTAGAGCCACAACTGAAGGTGGTACCCAAATTTGTCTGTCGTTGATTTGGTCCTGGATCTTGACCCAAGGATAGAAACAACAAGCATAACTAGAATCAATTCCTCTGTTTTCAAGAGTATCAACTGCAGTTCTTACCTTGGAGTTCTGAATTCTGGTCTTGAAAGAGTCAGTATTCTCAGTTGATGGAATATACCCACCAGTCTCAATGTCAATAACTGCAAGAGAATCTGCACGATCTTCACAAGTTCTGATCATGTGATTGGTGATTCTTGTGTTAGTGATACCAGGTACTGCGAGGGCATTCATCTCCACGACCTCGGGGTCTGAGACTGAATCGATCGCTCTCTTGAGGGCTGCGAGTTCATATGAGGTCGTTTCATCGCCTGATGAGAACTTACTATTTCTGAACGCTTCCTTCTCTGTGATATCAAATCCGTCATGACCGCCATATACTGGTATGGTGAATTTAGCGAAACCAGACTTAACGAGATCCTTATATCCACCTCTCGTGGCAGTATAAGACTTATTAAGTGCTCTAGATCCGCTAATGTAGAGTGCTGTGCCCACGTCGGTGACGGCGATTTCTCCTTGAGACTTACCAACATCAGAACCAACAGACCCTGATTTACTTATAATAACAAGGTCGTCCAATGTAAACATGAATGAGTGCTCCAATTTAGTAGAAGCATCACCAACATCCCATTGCCCGTTTGACAAGAAACCACTACCGAGTCGTCTTGTTACGTCAGTAAAAGACGAGTCGAACTTGGTGTCAGTAGGCGACCTATACGTCGAAACACCAAAGTAAGACTGCTGGGCATTAGAAAGACCCTCTGCTGATGCGGTTAATCTAAGTGGCAATGCAGGTGCTACGAAAGATGCTGTGGAATTCATCGGAAGTCCGCCGAAGAAGGCGTTTGCGTAACCTTGAGATTTCACACCAGTTGCTGCCATAGAAACCAGCGCAGCGGTACCAATACCTGCTGTCTTCGGGAAAACTCGACTAATGGTACCTGTCTCCTTACGAATAGTTGTAACCTGGTCTGTCTTGTATCTTGGCGGACCATAGAAACCGAATGGTAAGTACGCTGCGTCTGTTGCACCGTTATCTACATCTTGATCAATATCCACTCTAAAAAATGAGGACTGGTTAGGATAATTTCCATAAACTCTGTATCTCTTGTCGACTTCATCCCAGTCTCTATATTGGTCGCCCATTTTGCGACCGAGATAGTTGCTAGAGTTCGGGTTTAAATTACACTGTGAGAATCTTTCTAAAATAACAGGGCGTCCATCGTTGTCCGAGATTCTTCTAACGAGTACCGAGAATGTGCCGTATGGATCTACGTCATTACCTGCTCTAAGGTCCGTAATCGAGATCTTCAAGTTTCTCGTATTCCAACCACCATCGTTGATTCCAACAAATCTAAACAACTTTTGCTGTCCCGCTGCTTTAAATCCTGTACCGACTACATTTAAGTCTTGTGAAAACACATGTGGCGTTTTCGAGTCCTGGTTTGGGATTTGTCTTGCCAATGTATTTTCATGTAGCGGAATTACTATACCGCACAAAGATGAATCGGCTGAAAGGGCACCCTTGTGGAGTGATCCACTAGTACCTGAAAATCCGTGTGTATCTTTTGCAAATCTATCAAAAGACTCTCCCAACCAATACCGAGTTAAAGCGGCTGTTTGGGTTGTGTCTGAGTTTGTTAGTGTCGGGTTTGTATTAAAGACCTTTCTAATGTACTTATCAGAGTTCCTGTCAAAGTTAAAGGTCACTCTTCTCTCTGCCTTGCCACCATCTGTCAACAGTGCTGAGAATTCCATCTTTGCTGAATTTGTTGACTTGATCAAGACGTGAGAACCCGTAGCGACGTGTCCTGCTGTTGCAGCTGAAGGAACTGATCTCGGGTTGTTTCCACCCATGTGGCCGCCGAAGTGACCAACGTTACCCGAAAGAGCAATTGCGCCCTTTTGGAAGTAGAATACTGCCGCAAGAGACCCTGAGATGTTGTGACTTCTATCCAGCATTACTGCTGAACTAGTCAAAGGATTGTGATACCCAGTAATATGTCCGCGACGGTCGACACCTCCTGTTGAAAAAAGATATAAACCATAAATTGCGGAATTAGAATCGGAAACAGCTGCAGCATTTAAGGAGTTATCTAAAGTCCAACCTGCAGCGCCTGCCGATGTTGCCTGTGGATCTTCAGTTCCCAAAAGTCTTACAACATTTACTGGTCCACTGTTTTTCAAAAACGCCTGCGCAGCATAAGCAGCATAGGTTGGAGCGGTCTCATTACCATTTCTCCAAATGTCGCCTCCTGTGCCACCTGGCACTGGGTTACCAAAAACCTCTACGAATTGGCTCATGCTATCAACCCTAAGTGGGATCATGCCTGGACCTTTTTGAAGGCGCCCTATGATGGTTGGACCAACCGCCTCTGGTTCTCTGGCTAATTGTGAATTATCAATCTCATTGAGAAAGATACCTGGGGATACAAATTTAAATCTCTTTACAGACATACTGGAAATCTCCTTATAACGAAAAATTACAAAAAATATATTATTTTCTCTCTATTAAATAGTCTTTGAAAATTCCAAAAGTTAGTAAAAGAAACAAGAAAAGGAAGTGGGGGGCTCTTGCCCCCCATTTAGGTAGGTTTATTATAATGTCTGTGATCCAGATAGGTACTGAACTACCACAACATCATCAGCGTCCATTGTAAGGGTTTCATGCAAGAAAACCTCGCCGCCGTTATAGTCGATTCTATAGTCACCGTCTCTTGGGTTACCTGCAACGCCGTTACTCTTCACAAGAAGAAGACCATTGAAGTAAACCATCTCCGAACCAGACACCATTGAGATGTAAGATCCTGAAGGAGGTAGAGAACAGGTTGTATATAGCGATCCAGAACCCTGAGTTGGCTGTGATCTATTCACAATCTTCTTAGAAGATCTACTGAATATTCTTCTGTGCCAACCGACGCTCAACTGACCATTGTTGAATATAAGTCCACCATGTGAATTGGTTGCGCTTTTAACGATATCGCAATTGAGATGCGCTTTCTTGATCACATCATTTGTAACAATATCATTCAACTGCAATTTATCAACAGTGAGCGTATGCGGTGTTGTTTTGGATCCAGACAATATATCTGAAGTTATCTTATGGATCGTTGCCGTTCCAGAACCAGAAATGGTTGACGTTGCCGTCAACGTTCTAACTTCAATCTTGTCAACATCAAGTAAGTGTCCATCTACAGTAGAACCAGACACCGTACTAGTGATCGTCATTGACACGCCGTCAACATCGTTACCAGTAAGTTTGTCTGTATCTAGGGTATGTGCCTGAACGGTTGTACCCGATACTGTTGTAAACGTAGCTGAGGTGCCGTCCAGGTCTCCAATGTTTGCTTGATTTGAATCAATTTCAAAGATCTGTGCGAGAGCACCCGTTACAGTCTGCGCATTGAAGGTAGAACCACTCATAATCGAGTCCTGGTTACCGATCGCAGTGTTGATTGTTACAGTGTGGAAAATACCCACTGAACCAGAGATAGATCCCGTGACACCAAATCTCTGACCACCATCACTGACAGACCCACTCAAGGAAGCACCCTGTGTTGATCCGATCTTTAACAAGAGATCGAGTCCTGCTCCAGAACCAGCGTCACCCATAACAATACTTGCTACGCCAGCTGAACCAGTACCTGCTGTACCACCAATCTGAAGACCAGCGCCTTCGGCGGCCACGCCTGTTGAACCACTTGCGTACGCAATGTACTGCTTTTGTGGAACTTCGAAGTGTTCAGATGTTGTCACGCCAGAAGTAATCTTTCTAGCTGAAAGGTCATCTACCACAATCTTGTAGAACTTACCAGATGAACCTGATATGTCATTACCAGTAACAACATGGAGGTTCGAAGTTCCAGAAGATGTGATATTGGTTGCGACTACCTTGCGGAAATCACCCTCATCACCATCAATCTTGTGAATTACTGACGTTCCAGAAGATGTGACTACGGTTGCGGTTGCCTTATTAAAGGTACCTTCATCCACGTCTGTCTTATGGAATGTAGAAGTTCCAGAACCAGTAACGACTGTTGCAATAACCTTGCGGAAATCACCTTCGTCTGAATCAAGTTTATGAATTTGTGCCGTTCCAGAACCAGTGATCATATAAGCAGCACTTGCTCTAGCAGTGGAGAATTTAACCCCACCGAACGTTCCTTCATCAACATCAATCTGGTGGATCGATGCTGTACCTGAACCAGAGATCACAGAAGCGCCTGAATCTAGGTTTAATTTTCCTACTGTCAATGCATCAACATCACCCTTGTGAAGGGTAGACTCTGCTGTAGAAGACGCGGTCAACACACTTAAGTATGTCGTTCCGTACTTGTTTCCAGCTGCACCAAGATTGAGTCCACCATCAGTAGATGGTTGAAGTGTTGTTGCAGTTAGATCCAATTCGTCTGTTCCGTTAATGTTCAACTTAAGTGTAGTTTTTGCATTAACCGTCAAAGTAGTTTTGGCACTAGAATAAATCTCACCAGTAGATCCTGAAACACCAGTATAAGCAAAAACTACTTTACCAGCGTTTGAAGCAGTCAAATGTACACCATCTGTGGTAATCTTAGCGATACCATCGAAACCACTTCCGTCGTTATACTGAATTGCTCCTTCGTTACCTCTCGCTGCATTCGAGAGAGATAATGCAGTCTTCAGTTGAGTAAAACTAAATGCCTTAGTTTCATTGTCTGATGCGTCACCACAATAAAAATAATCACCATTTACAAAGTCAACGTGATCGTTTCTTGCCTGTGTTGATGTGTCCAAGTGAGTAACCTGAACGGATCCAGATCCAATATCATCTCTCTGTACTGCACTCGAACCTAACTTAATTGTTGTTACGACGCCGTCTTTTATAAGAACGCTGCCTATTTTTGTTACTGCCATTGATGCCCCTCCTACGGCCATGTAATCGCTAAACGAGCTTGCGGTTACGTGAACCTGCCCGCTGCTAAAACTATACTTACTGGTGGCGAGTTCTGCCCATGCACTGGAAGCGTTCGGCCTTCTAAAGATTCTTATTGCCGATGTGCTACCTGTGATGTTCCAAGATAGAATCGCAGGACTACTAAAGGATGTACCGTGAGGAACAAATCTAATAATGTCTGACGATGCTCTTGGAGCAATAATCGCTGTACCTAATGCTGAAATATCCGTTATCGCTGTGCCTTTGCCAGCACTTTGAGATAGAATCGCTACTGTTACAGTGGTGTTACCAGATAGCGCTCCAGCTGGGATATTTGCTTGAGCGGAAGGGTTAGAGTCAGTGTTACCTGCTTGTACCAATCCACCGTTTGCTGCCACAACAGAACTAGAAACCTCGCCATCGATGGCTGTTGGTTCCACGGCGCCTTCAGTTCCCAGACCTGTTGTAAAGACATGAAAATTTGTCGCAGACTGGTTAAGGGAAGCATTTCTGCCTGGTTCCAAAGAAAGTATACCACCTCCAATAAAGATCTGCCCTGGGGCACGATCTTCTGGGTTGGTGTTGTAAATCTCTGCCATACCAGATTGAGTTAGAAACTCCGCTCTCCACCCACCTGGATATCCTCCAGTGTTTGATCCATTCTCTAGAACATACACAGAGTCAATCGTAAGTGTATCGTGGTAAGTCGCATCCATTCTGTAGAATATCGAACCCTTATAATGCTTTGAACTGTAACCAGTCAAAGCGCCTGATCCATTGTCGAAAGAGGACCCAGTCAAGGTATATGCTGGTTGATTTTGTCCAGAATATCCCTGCGATGAAGATGCGTGAACTTCTACTTGTGCGTTGTTGAAAATGAGAAGTGAATTACTTGCCGTATGCCACTCCATAGTCATACCAAAGTAAGAACTTGCCTGAGAACCAGTTATTGAGTATGCTGATGCTGCACCAGCACTTGGAACGTATGATGGCCATCCGTCCAAACTGGATCCTGTTCTTTGAACGATCCAAACTTTATTGTTGTTGGAATCGCCAACTGCGAATTCGTCATTTGTTCTCAACCATCTCGCAGAATAAACATCCTTTGAGGTTTGGTTCGTAACTCGCACTGTTTGTGTCCAGTTCCAACCCGCATCGGCGTCGTCTGCAGAACCCGAGTTGAAGACCCAGACATACTGATCGCCAGCAGAACCAGGTTCATGGTATGCCAACAATGCGTCTTTGTCCGCACTTATCTCAAGTTTCCAATTTGTTGCGCCTGTTGTGTTGTCGTTTCTGGTTATGACCTTGTGAAGACCAAAGTCGACGCCACCAGCTGATGCCGTGACAACGCCCAACTCTTCGTATGCGTCATTTGTTGTAAAAATAAACTCTTTGTTGTTAACCCACACAAGATCAATCAATCCACTTGTTGTTCTCTGTGGGACAGAGGATATTAGATCCCAGACACCATTCGATCCAGACTTTCTAACATCAATACCGTGATTTAAACTTAAGTCGTTGTTCCTATATCTAGTAGGAATAATCATCAACTCCCCGTTTGGACTAACCAAACCTGAACGATAACTTCTGGCATCTGCCGAACTTAATGAAGAGGAAACTGGTCCTCTCGTGTTTAGCACTCCAGCCTTATTATCTAATATTGTATAAGCCATAATTTAATTATTCTCCTTTTGTTATTATGTAAAATAAAATAACAAACACATAAACAAAACAAGAGGGGGGTAACCCCCCCTCAAAACTAAGACTTAAGAGATCGTTCCTGAGAGAAACTGAACGACAAGAATATCGTCAGCATCCATAGTAAGACTCTCGTGCAATTCGACTGTCACAGGACCATTGCTGCTGTTGTAGTCAATGGTATAGTCACCGTCGACTGGCGGCCGCTGCGTTGCTGGTGCAGGGATGAGAAGAACACCATTTAGGTATACCATCTCGGAACCTGACATGATGAGTGTCGGAGCCCCGCTTGTTGTTGCCAAAGATGCAGTCGTATATAGAGAACCAGAACCCTGTGTAGGTGCTGCTGCTCTGTTTGCAACAGATGTATCTCTAGAGAAAATCTGTCTCTGGTGTCCGATACTCAGAACACCGTTTGCAAAGTTAAGTCCGCCGTTACCGTTGGAAGCATTATAAACAATATCTCTATTTAGGTTTGCTGCCTTGACAACATCAGTTGAAACGATAACACCCACGTTCAATTTGTCTGTGTCCACATTGTGTGCGGTCAAGACTGAACCAGATAATACATCTGAAGTTACCTTGTGGATTGTTGCTGTTGCTGAACCAGAAATGGTCGATGTTGCGTCTATTCTTCTAACCTCGATCTTATCGACGTCAAGAAGGTGAGCATCAACGGTCGAACCAGATACTGTTCCCGTGAATGTTGCAGAAGTTCCGTCAAGATCCTGAACGGTTACCTTGTCTGCATCAGTCGTGTGTGCCTGAACAGTCGTACCAGATACCGTAGTAAAGGTAGCAGATGTACCGTCCAAGTCAAGGATGCTTGCCTGGTCTGCATCAATCTCGTGATACTGTACAATCGTACCTGACAAGGTGTGGAATGTACCCTTAGAACCAGAGAATGATGTTGCCGTCAATCCCTTCGCTACGTCCAATTCCTGGAAAATACCAAGAGATGCTGAAAGTGTACCAGACACACCAAATAATACTGCGTCATTCTTTCTACCACCTGTGGTTGAAAGCGAGAGACCCTGTGTGGAACCAATCTTGAAAAGAAGATCAGAACCAGCGCCGCCACCTGCGTTACCCAAGATTACACTTGCGATACCGTTTGAACCAGAACCTGCAGTGCCACCAATCTGAAGACCTGCGCCCTCAACAGAATCACCTGCGGATCCTGATGCCGCAGCAATGATCTGCTTATTAACGATTTCAAAATGCTCTGAAGTCGTAATGCTGGATTTGTACGTTCTTGCGTCAAGAACATCTACAACCAACTTGCGGAACTTACCAGAAGAACCAGAGAGTTCATCTGCCGTTACGACATGGAGGTTTGATGTACCAGAAGACGTAATGTTTGTAGCAACTACCTTACGGAAGTCGCCTTCGTCACCGTCAATCTTATGGAAGAGCGATGTGCCCGAACCAGATACGACAGTACCGATAATCTTGTTAAAGGTACCTTCGTCAACATCAACCTTGTGAAAGAGTGAAGTGCCTGAACCTGTAACCACAGGTGCGATAACCTTATTGAAAGTACCCTCATCTACGTCAACCTTGTGAATCTGTGCGGTTGCCGAAGCGGAGAGGTTTGTTGTCTTTACAACATTAAATGTTGCATCATCTACGTCCAACTTGTGAAGCGTAGAGGTACCAGAACCAGTGATGGTTGTTGCTGTTACCTTTCTTGCGTCAAGACTATCTACATCCAACTTGTGGATTGTGGAAGTTCCTGAACCAGATACTGCATCAAGATACAGTGTTCCGTATTTCTTTGCTGCTGCACCGAGGTTGAGTCCACCGTCCGAAGAAGGCTGAAGTGTTGTTGCATTCAGGTCCAACTCATCGGTTCCGTTGATATTGAACTTTAATGTCGTCTTTGCATTGACCGTCAAAGTGGTTTTAGCGCTAGAATAAATCTCACCAGTAGAACCTGAAATTGCAGTGTATGCAAACACTACCTTACCGCCGTCAGAAGCGGTCAAGTGAACACCGTCTGTTCTAATCTTTGAGATAGCGTCCATCGCATTTGTGCCGCCTTCGCCGTGAAACTGAATGTGTCCTTCGTTACCGACAGCTGCATTAGATGCTGAAACCGCTGCTTTGAGGTGTGCGAACGTGACCGTCCTCATGCCACCGCTTTTGCCCTTAGATGCGGATACGATTAAGACGTCGGCATCCTCAAGATGCGCCACGTCGCTACGTGCTTGGAATAGGTCTAAGTGACCGACTTGAACTGAACCTGATGCGATCTTATCGCGAGTTACTGCGGAAGTATTTAACTTCGCAGTTGTGATGGCACTATTTGCCAATAGTTTTGTGCCAATTTTTGTTTTAGCCATTTTAATTGCTCCTTAATGTATGTTTTTTATTTTTTCACTAACAAAAACCAACAGCATATTAAACGGACTGGGTTTGTGAATTACGAGAAGAGAACCTTCTTCAGATTTCTAACGTTATTATCAAACTTACAAAACTCACTATTCAAGAACTCTAACGAAAGAGCTTGGCACTCACCTAACCTATCATCAAACTCAAAATGAAACTTTCCTGAATCTAACCGCCTACATCTAATCAGGTTAATACCCTTTAACTGCAAGTAAGCGGCGATTCCTATATCAGATGTTGTAAAATTCATATTATACCTCTCTCACTTTAAATAGTCTCTACTGCTTAACAAACGCTAGATTTCCTGTACCGTTGGAATCTAATTCCAATGTGTATCCTGCGTTTGGATCTAACTTATACTTTTCTCGAAGAAGTTGTAAGATCTGCTCATTACCTTCTCTAATTCTCTCAATCTCTTCTAACATTAGAATTTTTTTCACCTCATGATCTCTCATGTAGATCCCATATTCAGTAAGTTTACCATTCATATTATCCCTACCATCGAGCAATGATTGGGTATCATCTGGATATAAAACAACATAAGAGTCGTCAAAGGGTTCCTCTTCTTCCTCTTCTTCCTCTTCTTCCCATTCTTCCTCAAGATCGTCGGGATCCATACCCGCCTTAAGGGTTTCTGCGGCAAGTAACGCCTTGTTGGCCAATTCTGGATTTTCTTCTTTCAAATCATCCAGCATTCCCAATAATTTATTTAAAACTGACATTCTCGCATCCTCCTTTAATCAGCAATATAACTAAATAGTATGTTCGCCTCATTCTGGGGCGCTTCTTCGAAAGTAACCACCCTACCAGACAAAGTATAGTCATTATCTGCCCCGATAAGCATCAAAAGACCTTGGTTAAACACCATAAGTGTTCCTGCAACAAAATCCTCTGGTACTGTAAATTGTGTAGTCGATCCGTCAGCTGTCTCGGTGGGTGTTTGGGCAACTTTGTAATTAGTAGTTGTCACAGAGTCTGCAGAAGATGACGATCCTCCACCTCCACCACCGCCTGTGGTAGCTTCCGTTGTTGTTGCGCCTGGGTTTCTAACTTGCTTGTAGTTTGCAATATTGTCATCAACCTTTGGTAACAACAAGTCTGATTTAAGTCCTTCAAGTCCATACAATCTCCCGTTTACAGTATCTAGGTCATCACCAGTAATTATCCTCTCCCTCGGTATCTTAACTTCAACAATGTTTTCTCGAATAGAAACATTTGGTTGAAGTCTATTGACATTCTCTCCAGTTAACCACCCAAGAACCTCAATGTTGAGTTTTGTCTCAAACTTTCTTTCTTCGTTTGAAAAGTTGCTTATATTGTTGTTCTGAGAGAAATCCTCCTGTATAAACGCTTCATACCTTAATCTCCCCTCTTCAATTATTACGTAATTGATGCCACCTGGTCTTGTTATGAAGGGTGTCACTATTTGATTCATTTGTTGTTGATATTCCGTTCTTAGGGTTATTTCATACTGGACCGTGACATAGACTGGTAGTGGGATTGTTAATGTCTCATAGACTATCTTGCTATTCTTCTTTGAGAAATTTAATTGTCCTGCCCTTTTATACATCGAAGCATTTGCAAAATTAGAAGTCTTATCTTGCTTAATTCGCCTGGAAACTGATATGGATCCGCCCTTTACTTTATCAATAGGTGGAATATTTGCAAACACAGTACCCTTCCTCGAAGGATCCTTGGTGATGTTAGATCTCTCTATTGTTATAACTGGCAGAACCAGGGTACCGTCCTTGTCCCTGAATCTACTATCCTTCTTACTTTGAAATAACCTTTCAGATGAAGTCCATACCACTGGCACTTTCTTAAACCCAGTTGGCGTAATGCACCTAATGTCTAGCGTTTCTTCTATAAATTTATGCATTGCTAGATCGATCGTTTCCATCGTGGACGGGGGAAAAGGAATATCTTCCAATCTTCTAGATTTTGTGACTGATAATACCATGCCCTACCTCACAACCCATATTTTGCCAACTCATCTGGGTCGACAATGGTCCTTTCTTTTGGAATCTTAACTTCTACGATTGTCTCATTAACTACCTTGTGAGGTGTCTCTTGATTTATGCCACTTCCAATCAGGTGCCCAAGCACCTTAATATCGAATTTTGTTTCGAATTTTCTTTCTTCGTTTGAAAAGTTGCTTATGTTGTTTTCATGTGAATAGTCCTGCTGGATAAATCCTTCATACCTGTGATTACCATCTCTGATGATGATATAGTTAATGCCGCCTGGAACTGTCATAAAAGGCACTACAAGGTCGTTCATTTGCTGCTGGTACTCCGTTCGGAGGGTAATCTGATACATCACCGTAACATAGACTGGCAAGGGGATAGAGACCGTCTTATACACGGTTTTTTCAGTTTTATCTGGAAAGTTCAATTGCCCTCTCCTTCTCTTGGAGTGGGCGTTCTTGTAGTTGGAAGTCTTATCTTGCACGATCTTCTGCATAACGGGGATGGTGCCACCCTTTATCTTATCTGTTGATGGTATGTTTGCCCACACTGTACCCTTCTCGCTAGGACTTTTTGTCATCGAGGTCCTCTCGATAGTGATGACTGGCATGATTAGAGTACCTTCAGCATCCCTGACACGACTGTCCTTTTTACTCAACACTGATCTTTCAGCTGATGACATTATAACTGGTACTTTCTTAAACCCAGTTGAGGAATTTACGTGTAGATTCATTTGCTCATCCACGAACTTATACATAGCAGTATCTATATTCTCAATTCTTGAATCGAAAATACGCTTGCCTTCGTAGTCGTTAAGTTGTTCGCTGAATGGTTTATGACGTTCCATTAAATAGACCCTCTCTTGCCTTTATGCATTCGGCACTTATTTCCATCATGTGGTCGCGCTGACCAAAGATTTGAGTTGGTTCATTTAAAGTCGCGATCTCATAATAAGTTTCACCATACAAAATAAAATCACCCTCTCTAACAAACAAATTCTGATCCTCTGTCAGTCTGCGTTTATGAAAATGCACTACAATTTTTGACAATCGATCTACGCCTAAGTTGGTCGTTTCCGTCTCATATCCTTGCCACTCCACAAGAGCATAGACCATAATTGGATTGAGAAAGGTCTTGTTCATTGCTTCGCCATATATTGGATGAAAGTTCGTTTCCTCAATAGACACTGGGTAGTAGACCACCTGTTGCCCAATGACTCTTTCGATAATTTCATCACTGACCTGCTTTACAAGATCACGCTCTTTTTTACCCGTGAACAAGGGTGGTGGAGGAGCGTCTGGTTGGTTCCATTTATTGTCGCCCATACTTTATCACCCCACAAATACCGAATATGGTATTCTTTGTAAAACTTTTTCCGCTGCATCGACTGAAGCAGCCTCTTGTTCTGCTATCTTTTGGTATGTTAGTTCAGCGAGCGTTGCTTTCAATTCCTCTCTCAGTGCGTTCTGTTCTTCCTTGCCCTGAGATACTAAATCGGATCCGTTTAGTGTCACGCTGTCACCAGGTATTGGCAAGGAAGCGAATTTTGACCTGACCTGCCCCAAAGTCTCTTTGGACAGCGCTAGGGCGAATCTCCTGATCCACTGCTTACCAATTGAATTGATAGTGTCATAAGGCAAGTTAGAGAATGGCAATGTATTCATGTTATTAACCCCCTCTAGTTCGCCTCGACCATTAGTGTCATCGTCCAGGTTGGAAGAGGGTATCGAAAATTCCACCCACATCTTTCTCGGGCCCCCAGAATACGGTACAGGAAATAGTCTTAATTTGTTGTTTCTCAATTCATAAGACCAGTGAGACATCCTTGTGTATATGGCATCCTCGTATGCGAGGGCTTGTGCCTTATTTTGCCACGCTGGTACTAGTTCGAACGATGAATCGTCTGAGAACTGTCCGTAGTTGTGGAAATTTCCCACAACATTCAATCCGCCGTAATACCCAAAGAATCTCCACATTGCACTTGGTGTCTTGTAGTACACCTTTTTGATCAATATTTTTTTACCGTTTATTTTGCCCGTGTATTCTTCGCCTGCTGCAGAAGATATTATATCCTGAAGATCATAGTCCTGCACACCATAAGACACATCGAACGATGCCGAGTATTGTACAGAATCCTTTAATCCTATTTCTGATCCAATTTTCTCAGAGACGCGTCTGGAAAAACCATAATCAAATTTAGGATACTTCAAACTACCCGAGGCTGCACCTGAAGTTAGTTCTCCCTTGTGATCGAATGTCCCTGTTGCATGACCCAAAAAACTAGGCAATGCATTGTTTGCCTGATGTATGTTTATAAGATATGAATACTCAAGTACTGCTTCTTCGTATGCAGCATATATGTTTCCATCTGAAAGTTCTATATCCAGCACATCACCGCCTAGTTTCTTATATGTGTGTGCAACCTGGTCGACCGCACCTGAAATAAAGTTTCTAGAATACAGCACACTACTGTTTAATGAATATATTTTATATGGTAAAGATTTATTCACATTACCATGACTACCAGTCTCTGGCAAGATGCTCTTGCTTGAAGTGCTGGCTGGTCTCAATGTTGGTAAAGACATTTAATTGGTCCTCCGTGTCTAAGTAATTAGTCTTAAACTTAACAAAACGCTAGGACTTCAAATTTCTTTACTTTTCGGTCTTCTTGGTAGTTCTTCTCGTAGTTGTTGTTTTTTTTCTTGTTGTGCGCTTCTTTCTGGGTTTTGGCGTCTCAACATCAACAACCTCATCTTTAACTGGTTCTTCGATTTGGACTACCTGAAGTTCTGGTTCTGGTTCAGGAATCCACGGAGGTGTTTGGACCTCTTTCTTTTCTTCGACTGGTTCGTTTGTTACAACTTGAACCTGCTCTTCTTGTTTCTCTTCTTGTCCGTTGGCGTCGATTTCAATCAAAGCGGCCTGGACAGTTGGTGTTGTGAATCCGAGTGCCTCTCTCTTCTTTGCATATTTCTTAGCATATCTTGCCATTGTCATTCTTTTTCTACGTTTACCCATCATTAAACTCCTTTAACTAAAACGATTATAACATAAATAGGTTTTTAATAAAGAAAAACCCCCAACCAAATTGGAAGGGGGTTAGTCTATAGTAAGGCGAGTTAACTATCTATTAGGTGCTCCATGCTACGTTAGGACCAACCGCTTCGGTCAATACTATCCCAGTCCAGTGCCACTTAGATCCGTCGCAAACACACTCAAACCAAGATCCAATATTGGCGTCATCGTTAATGGTCAAGATGTCGTGTGACCCACACAACTGATACGACACGGCACCATCGCCCGCGTGTAATACCTGCTCAACGATACCACCTGCAAAATCACCTGCAGTATTGTCCTTGCTGTTGATAACGATCGTACCGTCCGCTGCAAGTTTTGTTACAAGTTGGAATCTAAAGTATGCTCCCGCCTTAAGTGCTGGTAAAGTGATCGTTAACGCTGATGCGTGATTATGATCAATGAAATAAATCTCACCTGTTTCTGCGGCGCCAATCACCTTAGCGGTGGGGGTGGACGTTGCGTTACCCAGTGTCTCAACTCTCATCAAAGATGAATTTCTTGATGCTCTTCCTATCTTACTCATTTTATATGTTCTCCTTTTAATTAATAAAGGCTATCGCCTTACCTTTTATATTATAAATAGTTTAAACTAAGTCAAACTCACACAAAAAAAACGCCCCACCAAATAAATGATGGGGCGAATCTTTTAGTCATCAGACACTATGTTAAGCACCTGCCTCGCCGAGGAGACCACGTACGATAACAATACCATACATATCTGGTCTTACCATCTTCTTGGCGTAACGGGTCATTACACCCTTACGAGGCACGAAGTCCTCTTGCCCGAAGATAGTAGGCGTTACCTGGAGCGGTACATATGGAGCGTACACATAACCACTTTCAAGGAAAGAGTTACCTCTACGACCTACAAGAAGCACATTACGTGGGAAGTATGGATCAACCATAACATCAAACTTCTTGCTCAATGAACCAGTCTTAACAGCACCAATGTCACCACGGTCAGCGTCTGCCGTAACAGATGCGCGGAAACCGCTTGTGAACTCAAGGATGTTAGCAACCTCTGGTGAACAAACAACAAAGTTTGCGCCACCGCGAAGTGTCTTTCTGTGGATCTGAGCACTTACATCATTGATTGTCTCAATGAGAGTCTCGTACCACTCGCTAACAGTACCAGTGAAGTCAGGTGAAGCACTAGTTGCACCAAGTTCTGCACCCTTGCTGTCTACAAAGAGACCTGGAGCGCGTGACCAGTAACGTGTACCTGCCGTAGCACCCTTAACAAGGTCGCCAAGAATTTCACGGTCAATTTCAAGAGCAATTTGCTCTGAAAGAATACCAGTCAACTCTACCTCTGCATCCAAGTTGTGATAAGCGTTGAGGTCCTGACCTAACTCAGGTGTCCACTTCGCCTTCAACTTCTTAGTTACAGCGGTTACTGCAATACTGTCAACCTTGATGTCGATCTCTGGGATAACATCGTTGGTTGTAAGTGATGTTGCAGAATTTCCATTACCTGCACCTTCAAGCAACAATTCTGATGCCTTGACAGACCCGAGAGCGTCCGATGCAAGGATTGAATCCGCTGCAGGATAACTTAAACGAGCCTTCTCTGCGTCTGTTGCAACATTTGCTGCCGTCATCGCACTATCGCCATGGAAGAACAGAGTGAGGGTAGTTTCCTTTAAAGTTGCTGCTGTTCTATCACCAGTTGCTGGTAGCGTACCACGCATCGTCAAACGACGAATGATGCGAGTGTTGGCATCCAGCAGGGCCGTGGTGTGCTGAAGTCCGACTGCGTGCAGTTGATCAAAGTTGATCTTCAACATGTCCGCTGCGGAAATCGTAACCTGTATAGTACAGATCAAGTCAGTTGATGTACCACCCAAAACGTCTGGGTCATAATTGAGCGCCCTCTTTTGTGCGTCAGTAAGAGCGCTAATTGCTACCTGAGTACCAAGGATGTTGCTACCTACTACACATGTGTGACTACCATTAGGGAGAGACCCTGATGGAGAAGCTACTGCGTTACCGAAGTCATAGAAACCACCTGCGCCAGGCTGACCGCCAGTCAGTGCGCCATGATTGCTGTTTGCGCCAAGACCTACCAAGTCGACACCGCCAGTGAGTTCACTAGCAACGACGTTACCACCGTAGATAGATTCGTCTTGCAGAACATCGTGACGATCCGCACTGTGGACAAAATCCAAGAAGAAGATAAGTCCACTTGGAAGACTCATAGGCTGAACGCTTACGAGATCGTTTGCAATCAATCCACCGAATACACGACGGACGATTGGGAAAGCAACTGATGCGAAACCTTCAACATCACCTGCTGCCATTGAGGATGCTTCACGTAGAAGCTCCTTTGCTTGGTTCTCAAGGAGAACCGCCATACCGTTTTTCTGAGATTCGTTCGTAATACCTTCTAAGAGACCAGTCTTTTCCCACTTCGCAAGAAGTGCTTGACCTTCCTTAGACACGTCACGTCGAACAATACCTTCAGTTAATTTTTCTAATACAGACATTGTATTGTAACCTCCTAATATTTAATTGTCTTTATTAATACCAGCTAATCGCTGCATTCTTTCAGCAAAAATATCTGCTGAAGTAGCTCGTTTCTCTTCACGAGAACGAACCAGTAAGCTAGATCTTCTATTGTTAACTGCCTCACTCAGCGATTCTGGACTCTTCTTTTGACTAGTCTCCACTGTGTTTTGAAGGGTTTCATAGATAACCTTTGCTTGTTTTGCATCTTCGGCCTTAGCGATTGCTTCAACAATACTCTTTTTCTGTCGCTCATTCAGGGAGCCACAATCCAAAGTCCGATTGATATAAAGTAACTTTGCGTTTGATGTATTAACAGCATCAAACTTTTCTTTTATTTGTGAGACAACAGACTTATGAGCATTAATCTCGTCTGTTTTCATCTCATTTTCTTTAATTAAATCTTTATTTTGTTTATTGAGATTCTTGTTGGATTCTTCCAACTTACCAAGTGCTGCCTTGAGTGCCTCAAGTTGCTCCTTGATATCGTCATCTTGTAATCTGGCAAGTTCTTGCTCAACTGCAAGATCCAACTCTTCATTGGAAGTCCCCATCCATCCACTCTTTTGTGGTTTGATGTCAACCTTAAGAGATTCCATGATCTCATCAACGAATAATTCTTCCATCTCTTCTTCTAATTGAGTGAGTGTTTCGGTCGCAAGAGAACTTGCGTCAGCAGAAGCTTGAATTTCATCAGACATACCAGCAGCAAGATCATCATGATCTACCTTATCTGCTTGAAGTACATCCGTTGCTTCAATTCCCTCTTCGTCTTCAATTTCTTTAATTCTTTTTTCGATCGCGTCAAGATCTAACTCGACCTGACCCGACTCAGATGAGGGGATATCATCCATTGCCTCTTCATCAGACTTTGCAGATACAGTATCGTCAGACCCCTCCTCGCTAGATGGTTCAAGATCTAACCCTAAGTCCATCTCTTCTTCCTCTTGCTCAAGAAGAGATGACACGGCATCCTTAATTTGTTCTGAATACTTTTCAATTACCATTTGTTCTGCATTTTTGAGCGCAGCGGATTTAAGCGCCTTGGCGTCAATGATTGCTTGTTCTAGAAGTGATGACATAGTTTGCCCCTTATATAAAAATATGTTCAATAATAAATAGTTGAAGTGTTCTCTAAACACCTGAAATTTATTATACTACAATGTAGGAGTGTTTTTTTTAATTTGCTACTGGGTTCGTTCTTAGGGAGGATAACCCTGGAATTACCAACCTTAGTGGGGGAGATGCGAGAGTCTCCCTCCTTGACACAAACAAAGGATCATCCTTTACCTCTCTTATGTTATCAATCACAAAATCAGGTCTTATGGTGTGCTTTCTCTTCATGATTAGAATGTGGAACAGGCAGCATATACTGCATCGGGAGCATCTCCCCAAGTACCAGCATCTCTTACGAACGCAACACGATCAACACCATTTATTTCAATCTTATAAGTTGTGGGGACTGTAACAGCATCACAATCAACTGTCTGCGAGTACGACCAAATGCCTGTTGCGTGCATATAAAACCACAATTCAATATCCCGATCGGGAGCACCGGCTCCAGCGGGATCTACGGTCAGAAACAAGTATCTTTGATTTTCTGTTGCGTATCCAGTAGTACCGTCCCTAGCGGCCGCTCCTGTTGAGATGCCT